ACGATACTCTTGTGGACAGAGATCGCCACGCCCAGTTCCACGGTCATAAGACTGTAGTACTGTTCTGCAACAGCAGAATCGGCGATGACGATATCATCTCCAACAATCGCATAGTTCTGAAACCAGGTAGTATGTCCAGCTCTATGAGCAGCAGCCTGCACAAGCACATGGTGTGTTAGCGCAAGCATCGCTCACGAGCTGTATGCTCCCATGGGTTGTCCAACGGTGTATCGCAACCAAGCGGTACCCCGTTTTCCACTGTAGCGCCAAGGTCTCCGCATAAGTGCGGCCCAAAGCAACGCAGTAGGCCAACCTAGAAACTTCTGAAGGACAATAACCTGAACGAATAGAGGCAGCCGATCAGTTGCCGAAGACAAATCGTAGGAGAAAATCTTACGAGTGCCTAGGAACGGAAGCACGTGGTTTTCCACGGGTTTCCACTGATCGAACGTCCCATCCTGAGGGATGGAACGTAATAATGCAAAGATTGCATTATGCAGACCATGAAGGGCCCATTGGGTCCAATAGTCAGCAGCCGCAACTACTCGGACCTTACCACCCCCCTCATGGAGGGCAGTAAGAGTACCGGTTGGAAGGGATGCAAATCCCCTAAAATCGATACGAGGTGTTCCGAAGAATACCACGAAAATTAACGCGGTAATAGGAAGGATAATGGATAAGAAACCCAGGAGCCACACAGCAATGTACCACTGACCGGTAATAATGGTATAACCCACTAGTGCCAGTAATTGGCCAGGCTGCAGTGCAAGCGCAAGGGCATCAAACTGACTGGACCAGATGGCCTTAGGGCCATTCGGACCAGCAGAGAGGCTATTGTGAGGCCAGGCACGCTTCATAACGAAGCTACCTGGAACCCATGATAGGGGGACTCGGAGGGCTCGCCACATAGTGGCGACCCCTGCCGTACCCGTATACGGGTCGGTGATCGATGAAAGATCGGCACGAGCTCCAACCTTTAATGATCTCCCTAACGCAAGCACGCTAAGAACGACTCTCAGGATCAGGATTCCTCCTGACCCGGAGCTGTTTGACGCAACAGCCATGATCCCCTGACGCAGGGGAACGGGCAATGTCTTCGGTAGCCCAGACTTGGCTTTCGCCACGTAAGGGACACCCGGACGATGCACGTAGGGTACACCGTTAATCACCGCAAGGATCATAATGGTACACTCCTTCATGTACTGAGCTGTTCACTTCGACCCCGAAGACGAGAGTCGTCGGAGTAGTTGTGTCAGCCAAGCGTGAAAAGGTGAGCGGAACTTACGCAGTCCTGCAAGAAGCAGGAACACATCCAGCATCACTCTCCATAAGGAGGGTGAGGTGAATGCCGCGGCTCTCGCGGCTGCCTTGGATCTCATGAGATTGATTCCAGTTTCGTGAGTGAAGAGATCACCAGCTTAAGACTTGTGCCCGGAGGGCGGGTTACTAGCCCTCCTCCGTCGTGCAAGGCAGCTAACCGGACACTATTACAGAGGTCAGAAGCGGATGGTGGAGAGCGCTCCACACGGGTATCCTCCGAATCAAAGACTCGGTTGTTGCCATATCCCTAAAGGGGGTATAGGTACAATAGGTGGAGGGTGCATACCAACACTCGGCCACACATGCTAGCACAACCAAGAGAGCAAGGATGGCGCGCAGGGGTGTAGACAGTAGGTCCCTTTCCAGGGACC